AAGACGGGCGGGTGATCATCACCAACGTGCGCGGCTTCACCCTGGAGCGGGCCTATCAGGTCTTCCCGGACCTGCCCAACACGGCGGAAATCATCAACCTCGATCTGGAGTCGCTGGAAGACCTCGAAAAGATGCGCACGTGGTTCCAGTGGGCGCCCCGCGGGGCCTTCCTGATCTTCGACGAAACCCAACTGCTGTTTCCCAAGTCCTGGCGGGAAAAAGACCTCGAGCGCTTCGACTACCCCGGTGGACCGGAAGCGGCCCACGCGGCCGACCGCCCCATGGGCTGGCTCGACGCCTGGACTCGGNACCGGCATTTCAACTGGGACATTGTCCTCACCACGCCGAACATCTCCTACATCCGCGACGACATCCGCATGACCTGCGAGATGGCCTACAAGCATTCCAACCTTGCGGTGATCGGCATCCCT